CAACGGCGCGCTTCCCACGGCAGGTGGCCATACCGCCGGCGTCGTCCGCGCGCCGGGCGTGACGTCGGCGACCTGCTGCCCCGTTCGACGTGCTCGGCACCACCGTCGCCACCGCGAACGCGGCGATCGCGGTGGGCCAGCGCCTGGAAGTGGACGCCGCCGGCAACGTCGGTCCCTGGGTCAGTCCCAACGTGGCCGTCGCCGTCGCGCTGGAGGCAGCTGCGGCTGCCGGCGCGACGATCGAAGTTTCCCTCATCCCCAACTGATCGCCCTGATCCTCGGAGCACTCCATGACGACTACTGCACAGCTCTCCCCGGTCAGGCCCGCGTTGTCGACCCGGTCTTGTCCGAACATGCCCGCGGCTATCGCCAGCCGGGCCTGGTCGGTCGCAGCCTGTTCCCGCTGGCGCCGGTGCCGATCTACGCCGGCAAGATCATCCAGTTCGGCAAGGAAGCCTTCCGCCTGGTCAATACCTCCCGCGCGCCGGGTACCGCCACCAAGCGCATCAACTTCGGCTACCAGGGCGAACCCTACGCCATCATGCCGAGCTCCCTCGAGGCGACGGTGCCGCGCGAGCTGATGCGTGACGCCAGCCAGGTGCCCGGCATCGACCTGGGCACGCGCGCCATCAACACGGTGCTGCGCGTCATGCAGCTGGGCCATGAGAACAGCTGCGCAACCATTGCACGCAATACCGCGAGCTACGACGCCAACCACCAGATGGCCCTTTCGGGCACCAGCGCCTGGTCGAGCTCGACCTCGACGCCCAGCGCCGACATCGCCACGGGCTCCGAAGCCATCCGCAGCTCGATCGGTGTGTACCCCAATACGGCCCTGCTCAGCGCCAAGGCGATGAAGAACCTCCGCTTCCACCCGGAGATCATCGACCGCATCAAGTACACCGGCCGTGACTCCGTCACTGCCCAGCTGCTGGGCCAGCTGTGGAACATCGAGAACGTGGTGGTCGGCGCGGCCATGACGGCGGATCCGGTCACCGATGTGTTCGGCGACGTCTGGGGTGCCGACGTGGTCCTCGCCTACGTGGCGCCGTCGGGCGGCGGGGACGCCAGCGCGAACGCCGAGGAGCCGAGCTACGGCTACACCTACCTGATCGAGGCATGCCCCTGGTCGAGGCGCCGTACTGGGATCCGAACACCAAGAGCTGGGTGTACGGCGTGAGCTTCGACTATGCGCCGGTGCTCTCCGGCATGCAGGGCGGCTACCTGATCACCGGCGCCGGCAACTGACGCCACGTCCTGATCGCAACTGAAAGCGTCTGCAACGAAGCGCCGGCCGATCCCTACCGGCCGGCGCTTTCACTCCACACCCCACCGGAGCACCCACATGGGCAAGTACCACACCAATCACCCCGTCAAGCACAACGGCGACGAGATCCCGCACGGCAAGGTGGTCGAACTGGACGACGCGGCGGTCGCGCACCTGGTCGAGCGCGGCCACCTGCGCAAGGCGCATGCCGACGAAGAGGTGAATCACGTCCACAAGCCGAAGGGCGAGCCGCGCAAGGCGGCCGAGACCGACGCCGGCAAGAAGGGGCGCTGATCCATGAGCGAGGCATCGATCGAGGAGCAAATCCAGGCTTCGGGAGCAAGCGCGTCGCGCATTGTTCCCGCTGATCTGGATGCCGCGATTCACGGCATTGATTACCACGTGTTCGCCGGCACCACGGTGACGGTCTGCTGCCTTACCTTGGACAACGTGTTCACGACTATCGGTCACAGCGCATGTGCTGACCCGGCAAACTTCAATGAGACCATCGGTCGCGAAATCGCGTTCAAGAATGCGCGTGAGCAGATCTGGTCGCTGCTCGGGTTCCGTCTGCGTGATCGTCTCAAGCAGCATGTCAATGCTGCCGGTGAGCAGGCCTAAGCATGTACGTCACGCTCGCGCAGCTGGCCGAACGCCCCGGTGCCACGGAGCTGGCACAGGTGGCCACGGCCGAGGTCGACGCCATCGTCGACCCCGCGCTCATGGATGCGCTGCTGCGCGGGAATGACACCAGCGCCTGGACGCCGGCGCAGGTCGCGGTCGGCAACGACGCGATCGGCCGGATCAACGACGCGATCACCGATGCCGGCGGCGTGATCGAGGGCTTTCTGGCCAAGCGCGGCTACCCGCTGCCGCTGAATCCGGTACCGCCCATCGTCGGCGGATGGGCGCGGGCGATCACGCGCTACATGCTGCACAAGGATCGCATCACGACCCAAAGGTCGACCCGATCGCACGCGATTACCAGGACACGCTGAAGTTCCTGCAGCTGACCGCGAACGGCCAGTTCTCGATCGGCGCGACCGATACCACCGTGGTGCCGGGCATCGGCCTGCCGCAGACGGTGGTGGATACGACCTGTCGCCCGGGTCCGTGGAACATCCCCGAATGAGCGCCGCGCCGTTCGACATCAACCTGGTGATCACGCAGCTGCAGGCGCAGGCGCCGCTGCTGCGCCAGGTGAAGGGCGCGGCCGACTATGCGGCCATCAAGAGCCTGCGCGACTTCGCGCCGCCGTGCGCCTTCGTGCTGCTGGCCCGCGAGAAGCCCGTGATCGAGCCGGGCGTGACCTCAGGCCATCAACGCACGCCCGTCACGTTCGGCGTGGTGGTGGCCGTGCGCAACTACCGCGCGGCTGACCGCGGCATGCAGGCGGCCGACGATCTCGGCGCCGTCCTGGGCCAAGTGCGCTCGGCACTTCTGGGCTGGATTCCGTCGGTTCCTGGCGGTCGGCCCACCAACCTCATCCAGGGCGACCTGGTCGATTACGACCAGGCCACGCTGCTCTGGAGCGACGTCTACCAAACCCAGCATTTTCTGCAGAGGTAATGACCATGAAAGTCACCTTGAAATACCCGCATACCCACGCCGGCGTTCCTATCCGGCCGGCGCCGAGGTCGACGTCGACGTGGTCGAGGCCCTGTGGCTGAAGGGCGAGGATCTCATCCACGCGGAATGGGACACGTTGAAGGCCGAAGTGAAGAAGCTGGCCAACCGCGACAACCCGACGCCCTATGCCAGCGAGCTGGCTTCGGCGCAGGCCAAGGCTGACGCCCGGGTCGCCGACGCCAAGCCGACCGTCACCGTACCGGCGCCGATCGCCGCCACGCAGGAGACCAGCAAGTGAGTACTTCCAATCTCTTTTCTTTCCAGGGGCGCGTGCTGCTGGGCACGCGCGACGCCAATGGCAAGCCGTTGGGTCTGCAGTGGGTCGGCGACGTGGATCCGTGCCAGATCAAGCTGGCCACCACCACCGACGACGTGTTCGAGAGCTACACCGGCAACCGTCAGCAGATCGGCCGCATGATCAAGCAGACCAAGTGCGACCTGAGCATGACGTTCAAGGAGTGGAGCACCAACGCGCTGGCGGTGGCGCTCTATGCGGCGGCGGCCACCGTGACCGGCGGTACGGTCACCGGCGAGGTGCTCCCCCACCGTCGCGGTGGGCGACAACGTGAAGCTGGCGCAGAACGGTGTGAGCTCCCTGGTGCTCACCGACAGCGCCGGTACCCCGGCCACGGTAGCGCCCACCAACTACCAGCTGATGCAGGCGCCCAGGCCAACAACAACAACGGCGTGATCGAGTTCAGCGGCCTGGGCACCTATACGCAGCCGTTCAAGGCGGCGTACAGCTATGTCGGCGCCACCAACCTGGCGATGTTCACCACCGCTGCACCGGAGCGCTATTTCATGCTCGACGGCGTGGACACCGAGACGGGCGATCCGGTGCTGGTGCGCCTGTACAAGCTGCGGCTGGATCCGATCGGCCAGCTGGACATCATCAACGATGGCTACGGCAAGCTTCCCGTCGCGGGCAGCGTGCTGTATGACCCGCTGAACGCCATCGATCCGACCCTGGGTGGTTTCGGCCGCATCGAGCGCGTTGGCAGCTGATATGGCGCACAAGGTCAAACCGAAGCACATCGCGCGGCCCGAACAGGGCCGCGACGATTTAGTCGTCCTGCATCCCGAGCTGGAGATCACCGTGGCCGGCCGCGCCCTGGTAGTGCGCGAATACGGCCTGGTGGAAGGCCTGCGCCTGCGCGCCCAGCTGAAGCCGTTCACGGAGGCGCTCCACGCGCAGTTCGAACGGGGCGATGCCCTGGTCGAGGACGTGATGGACCTGATCGCCGAGCACTGGGAAAGCCTGCGCGGCGCGGTGGCGACGAGTGCTGGCGTCGAGGCGCACTGGATCGACAGCCT